ATCTGCAAATGGCGATGCAGGCACAGAAACAATGACATACACAACTGCAGTAGTATTATCTGCTAGAACTATAAACAGATACGGCACCCGGCACCGTTTAACACAGGAGAAATAAACGTGCCTACTTCCACATATCTCACTAACCCAACCGTCAATCTCTCCCCAACCACTGGTGGTGCAGCTGTCGATTTGACTGACCAGTGCCGTAGCGCGACTATCACACTTGGCGTGGACAGTCTTGAGAGCACTGCTTTTGGTGATACTGGCCATCGTTTCGTGCCAGGCTTGCAGACCGTATCGGTAGAGCTTGAGATGTATCTGAGCTATGGCGCTGGCGAGGTCGAGGCGACACTGTTTGCCAACTTGGGCACAGGAACTACACAGCTAGTGATTTCACCAAAAGGCACGTCAGAAACAGCCGACAACCCTGAGTACACCATTATTAACATGCAGCTGGTGGACTTCACACCTATCACTGGCTCTGTTGGCGAACTGTCAATGGTCACTGCGTCATTTATTGGCGGCACCTACGCCCGAGACATCACACCCTAATTAACCAAAGGAACCCGACATGAAATTAACTCTCAAGGTGGACACGGGCGAAGGCCCGTACGAAGTCACAACCAGCCTGTACGTCATTGTGCAGTGGGAACGCAAATACAAACGCAAGTCAAGCACCATCGGTGAGCAAGGCATAAGCATTGAGGACTTGGCCTTTATGGCTTACGAGTCATCCAAAGTTGCTGGCATCACAGTGCCCGTAGTGCTCGATGATTTCATTAAACGCCTAGTGACTTTGGAAGTGGTGGACAATGATCCGGCAAACCCTACCCAAGCGGAACCTACCGCCATTCCCTAGCAAGTCTCCTAGTAGCCACAGGCTGGTGGCCACCTGCTGTAGAGTTTGACATTGCTGATCTAAATACCACGATTAAGCTGTTAAACGAAAGCCGCAAAGCATGAGCCTTGAAACTACTGCCGAAATTACAGGCTTGAAGCAGGCACTGTCAGAGCTGAGCAAGTTAGACAAGTCAGCGCGCTTTAAGGCTGCCGCCAAGATTAAGGCCAGTAGTCCGGCAATGCTTGAGGAAGGCCGTAAGCAGTTTCCATCAGAAATTGGCGTCAGCATGATTCGTGGTTGGGGCAACAAAGGGAGGCTGGGCTACAACAAGACTGCTGTGGACAAAGGTGTGCAAATCATGGTGGGTGGTCGCGCTCGATCAGGTGTAACACCATTAGTAACGCTGGTGCAGAAAAGCGCAGCTGGCGCAATGTTTAGCCAGGCAGGCACAAAAAACAACAGCCAATTTTCTGATTTGCTCACTAACACTTTTGGCAGGCCCCAGCGCGGCTTGTGGCGATCACGTGCCTTTATTGCCGAGCAAGGCACCGCTGACATTATGAAAGCCGTGGATGAAGTAATCGCTGACGCTAACCGCGCACTACAAGCAAGGACATCTGGCTAATGGCTATCTACCTACCAATCGTTACGCAATTTAACCCGAAGGGATTGAAGGAAGCCGAGAAGGGTTTTAAGGATTTAGAAGGCGCGCAAGCCAAAGCGAAATATGCCTTGGGTAAGGCAAACAAATACGCAGCAGTAGCGCTTGGTGGTTTAGTTGCTGGCCTTGGTGATGCTGTCAAGGGTGCGATGGAAGATGAGCAAGCACAGGCCATGTTGGCGCGTCAGCTACAAAAAACCACTGCAGCTACTGATGCACAAATTGCTGGTGTCGAGTCTTACATAACGCAGCAGGGCAAACTTAAAGGCGTAACAGATGACGAACTACGCCCGGCATTGGCTGGACTTGTGCGCGCCACTATGGACATTGACGAAGCCCAAAAGGCCGCCAATCTTTCTATGGACATTGCAGCTGCTAAAGGCATGAGCCTTGAGACTGTGACTAAGGCTATGGAAAAGGCATACGGCGGCAACATGACCGCCCTAGCAAAACTGTCACCAGAGCTACGCCAAATGATTAAAGATGGCGCAAGCATGGAAGAAGTAATGGCCGAGATGGCTGTCACTTTTGGCGGTGCCGCTACTGATTCCGCTAACACTGCTGCAGGCTCTATGAAGCGTTTAGGCGTTGCCCTTGGTGAAGCCAAAGAAGGTGTAGGCGCTGCACTGCTACCAATCCTTGAAAAGGCTTTGCCAGTGTTGCAATCGTTTGCCACGTGGGCACAAGACAACCCGACACTGATCACTGCTGTCGCTGTTGCTTTTGGTGCTTTAGCAGCTGCAGTTGTTTTGGTTAATGCGGCTATGGCTCTTAACCCTGCAGTGCTGATTACGGCTGGCATTGTTGCTTTAGGCGTTGCACTTGTCATGGCTTATAAAAAGTTTGACACTTTTCGCGCTGTAGTCAATGCAGTAATTAACCAGGTTGCTAGCAATTTTGAGTTTATGGCTAACGCGTTTATCACAATGATTAACGTAGTTATCAAGGGCATCAACCTTATTAAGCCTGGCAAAGACATTGGCTCGCTAGGTCAAATCAGCCTTGGTCGTTTAGGTGGCGAAGGCAGCGCAGCTGGTGGCGCTAACCCTGCAGGACTTGACTATAAAGCAATGGCTACCGGGGGCATTGTCACTAGCCCTACCTTTGCACTTATTGGCGAGGCTGGCCCAGAGGCTGTTATTCCGTTGTCCAAGATGGGCAGTATGGGTGGTGGCGTAACTATCAACGTCAATGGTGGCGACCCTAACGCCGTAGTAACAGCCTTGCGCAACTACATGAGACAAAACGGCTCAATACCAATAACCACTGCAAACATTTACTAATGCCACAGAATTACACCGTTTCCTATTCCACAGACAATGTGACGTTTACAGCCCTCAGCAATGTTCAGGGCATAAGCATAAGCATTGGCCGTAAAGCGCTGATAGATAACTATTCAGCAGACACTTGCTCAATAGATGTGTGGTACCCAACTGGCTACTACTCGCCTATTGCAGCAATGGTTACAGGCACCTTTATAAAGGTTGTAAATACCACTTCAAGCAAAGTGATCTGGTACGGACGCATTACAAATACTGCAGTGTCTTACGGCATTGTGTACAACGCTGGCGCAACTGTCGGCAACTCTGACAGGCTTAGCATTCAAGCCGAAGGTGCACTAGCGCAATGGGGACGCGCCCGAGGGAACGCCTACTCAATGGCTGCAGGCACAGCATCGGCGCAACTAGCTGCAGCGTCAGTTTCTAACGGTCTTAACTCAAGTAGTAACTATTCTGCTACTGACAACCCATCTGTGGCCGCTACAACCGTGTCTAGTTCTTGGGCTGACTGGTTTAACAAATGGACAGCAACACTTAACGGCCGTATCCGCCAAGGCGACAACACGGTAGTGGCTGTTTCTAAATATTCTGGTACTAACTCGGCAGTAAACTTTTCAGACACCACTAATGATGCCACTAATCAGGTATATGACGTTATTGACTTTCACAGTCTGGGCCAAAACTATTTTACCCAAATCACAATTAGCCCTGAAAGCTACTCAGCTCAAATTGCTTCTAGTGGTTCTGCACCGTTCCGAAATCTAAACCTGCAAACATTTAACAATTCAACTTCACAGGCTTTGGACTTCGCTAACTATCTGCTGACCCAGTACGGCAACACCTCTTTTGCTTTGGCTTCTGTGTCATGCCTTGCTGAGGCTCAAAACACAATGAAGCTAGACAACATAGGCACAGGCTTCTGGGACTGCATTGGCGCAGCTGTCACTGTGACATTTCGAGGGACTACCTATTACGCCATTATTGAAGGCGCATCGTTTACGGCCTCACCCGAGTCGTCCCGGTACACGTTTTATCTGTCTGGGGCAGATCTAAACTCTTACCTAATTCTCAATAATGCCGTTCAGGGCAGACTTAACTTCAACAAACTAGGATACTAACCATGGCAATTAAGACATTTACATCTGGCGAAGTCCTTACTGCTTCGGACACGAACACCTACCTTGGCAACGCTGGGCTGGTGTATGTGGCGCAAGGCTCGCTAAACCTCACTACTTCTCGCACAAATGTGTTGAGCGTGTTTAGTTCTACATACAAGAACTACAAAATCATCTTTAATGTGACAACTCGTTCGACTTCTAATAAGTTTGAGTTGCATTGGTTAATTGGCAGCACTCTTGTCGCTGCTAACTATTACCAAGGCGGTATCGGTAGCGACTTCTCAGCAAACACAGTCATTTACTTCCCACGTTCTAACGCCGGGTCAAACCTGCCGATGGACAGCAGCCAAAGTCCTGCCACATACACCATTGAAGTCATGAGTCCACAATTAGCAGTACCGACGCGTCATTATGGGCAAACTGCTTCAGGTGGTGTTGGGCCTTATTCCTACGTTTTTGGTGGCGCACAAACTGACTCATCTCAAATGACTTCATTTCAGGTTTACACAAACACAGGAACAATGACATTGGAATACACCGTTTACGGATACAGGGAGTCATAACAATGAGCGAACCAACAGAAAAACAACTAGTACACGACTGGACAACCGGCGAACTTGTCATCTACGAAATAGAAGTCCCGGTAGTGCCTAAAGCAGAACCGACAGAAGATGCGTAAAAGCCTAATTCTATTGGTGTTTTTAGCATCGCTCACCGCTTGCGCAGATCGTGAACGCTTGAACTGCCCACCAACAAAAAACAAAGCACTACGCGGAGTCACCGAAACAATTACCCCAACAACACCAGCCCCTGCCTATGGCACAGGCGGAAAGTGCGTATGAAACCAGACAACAGACACACAAACGAAGAAATAAAAGCACGACTTATTTTTGTCGTAGCCATCGGTTTAAC